TGATGATTTAGCTGGCCGTTTATTGCAACATGCGGAAGATGGCGCAGATGAATGGGAAGTGGTCAAATATCCAGCAGTAGCAGAAGAAGATGAAGAATTTAGAAAAATAGGCGAACCGCTACACCCAGAAAGATATAACCTAGAATCTTTAGAAATGATACAAAAAGCGATTGGTCCAAGGGACTGGACCGCGCTATACCAACAGAACCCAGTATCAGATGAAGGTGATTATTTTACTAGGGACATGATTAAGTATTATGAACCTGAAGAAATTGAATACGACAGATTACGATATTATTGCGCGTGGGACTTGGCTATAGGACAAAGAGAAAGGAACGATTTTTCTGTTGGGATTGTAGTCGGAGTGGATGAATATGATAATATGTTCGTAGTTGATGTTGTACGTGGAAAGTATGACGGGTTCGAGCTTGTAGAGAAGATCCTGGATTTGTACGAACAATGGCGACCAGGAATCGTGGGGATAGAACGTGGTCATATCGAAATGGCTATTGGACCTTTCCTAGAGAAACGTGTAGCAGAACGTAAATTACATTCTGCTTATTTTAAGGATTTAAAAGTTGGGCGACGAGATAAAGAAGCTAGAGCTAGAGCAATTCAAGGTAGAATGCAACAAGGCATGGTATACTTTCCGAAGGACGCAATTTGGACCGGCCCAATGGTGGCTGAACTTCTTCGTTTTCCTAATGGGGTCAATGACGACCAAGTTGATGCTTTGGCCTGGGTTGGTTTAATGATGGTTGAGTTTGCAACTTTTTATGAGAGGCCTGAGCATATACCTTCTTGGCGAGATAGGTTAAGATATATTGCGAAAGACAAAAAAACTAAGACGGCAATGAGCGCGTAATGGCATATAAAAAGACAAAAAAGAAACTAACAAAAGCTGAAGAACTCACTTTAGCAAAGAATCAATGGAACGCTTACGTTCGTGCTCGAGATGCTGGGCATGATGAATACATTGATATGGCAAAGCGATGTGATGCATATTATAGAGGGGATCAATGGGACGAGTTTGACATGCAGCAGCTCGATGACCAAGGGCGACCGGCTCTAACTATTAATACTATATTACCTACCATTAATGCTGTACTTGGAGAACAGAGTACTAAAAAAGCAGATATTCAATTTAAACCTAGAGGTGGAGGCAACCAAGATGTTGCGGATGTACTCACTAAAGTGTATGCGCAGATAGCAGATAATAATAAGTTAGATTGGATAGAAGGCCAGGTATTCCAAGATGGATTAATACAAGATAGAGGCTGGTTTGATGTTCGTATAGATTTTTCTGACCACATGCAGGGAGAAGTTCGAATAATAAGTAAAGACCCATTAGATATTCTTATCGACCCAGATGCAAAACACTATGACCCAAGAACCTGGAGCGAGATATTTGAAACCAAGTGGATGAGTCTAGATGAAATAGAAGAGGTATATGGACAAGATAAAGCTGACAAGTTAAGGATGTTAGCAGAGACTGGCACTACTTTAGGTGCTGATTCTATGGAATTTGAAGAAGTACGATATGGTGATACTGACCAAAACGAGTACGGCAATCAAATGCCAAATGACCCAGAGAATGCACGTATGCTTAAGGCTATTAGAGTAATAGAAAGGCAATACTATAGACTGCACGACTGTACATTTTATGTTGACCCTTTAACTGGGGACCAACGACAGGCTCCAGGGTCCTGGGGAAAGAAAAAATTAAAAGATTTTGCAGATCAATACGGTTTAGAAATAGTAGAGAAAAAAATCCGGAAGGTCCGTTGGACGGTGTCCGCAGATACAGTTGTCCTTTTTGATGACTGGTCTCCTTATCAACATTTTACTTTTGTTCCTTATTTTCCGTACTTTAGGCGTGGGAGACCTTTTGGGATGGTACGAAACCTCCTATCCCCTCAGGAGCAGCTAAACAAAATAACCTCTCAAGAACTTCATATCGTAAATACTACGGCAAATAGTGGCTGGATCGTAGAGAACGGTTCTCTATCCGGTATGACAGCAGATGATCTAGAAGAGCATGGTGCAGAAACTGGCCTAGTATTAGAGTTTAACCGTGGCTCTACGCCTCCAGCTAAAATTCCACCGAACCAGATCCCTACTGGTTTAGATAGACTAGGGCAAAAAGCAGCATCCAATATTAAACAAATTAGTGGTATTACAGATGCAATGCTTGGTATGGATAGTCCTGAAGTTTCTGGTGTTGCGATACAAGCAAAACAGAACAGGGGTTCTACTATGTTGCAGGTCCCTCTTACTAATCTAGCAAAAACTAGGCAGTATGTAGCAGAAAAAATACTACAGTTAGTTCAACACTTTTATACAGAAGAAAGGATTGTACAAGTAACGGATGAATCTGATCCATACAAACCAAGAGAACCTATGGTAGTAAACCAAATGACCCCAGAGGGAGAAGTTATTAATAATTTAACTCTGGGAGAATATGACGTAATAGTTGGTACAGCCCCTGCTAGAGATAATTTTGATGAAATGCAGTTTGCTGAGGCTATCGAACTTCGAAATGTTGGAGTACCAATACCAAATGATATGATTGTTGAGTATTCACACTTATCACGTAAAGCAGATATTGCAGATAGAATTAGACAAATGGAAGGTACAGCTCCTCCAACAGAAGAACAATTACAATTACAGCAATTCCAAATGGAATCACAAATACGTTCCACACAGCTGGAGATTGCGAAATTAGAGGCAGAGGTTGCTAGAACTCAGACTGAAGCTGCCTTAAATGTAGCGAAGACAGAAGCTGCTGAAACTGATCCACAGTTGAAGGTTGCTGAATTACAAAGTAAACTACAATCGAAAAGAGAGGAACTCGATCTACGTGAGCGTTTATCAAATATGACAAACCAGATGCGTAAAGACCAGAGCGATACTGCGGCTGCTGCTAAAATGGCGGCTGCGGCCATGAAAACCACAGGAGGTAATGAATAATGGCAAAAAATAAAAAAGCGAAAGCACCCGAAGTCGAAGATAATTTAGACGTTGTCTATGACGGAATCCCAGGAGCAGATAAAGTAACAGATGAAGACGTTAAGCCTTTTGATGTTGATCTGAATTTTGAAGATGAACCCAAAGCGGAGGATATAGAAGAAGACGTAGAAGAAACTACGGAGGAGGAAGAAGTTGAAGAAGTCGAAGAAACAGAACCCGAAGTTGCTGAAGAAGAACCAACAGAAGGAGAAGAGCCGGAGGGAGAAGAACCGGTTGAAGAAGCTGAAGGAGAGGGAACAGAAAGCGATAGCCCAGAAGGAGTACCAGAAGAACCTGCAGATGATACACGACAATCTGAAGAACCAGTTTCGGAAGGAGCTGATGAAGAAGCAACTAAAGAACCAATGATCCCAAAGAAAAGGTTTGATGAAGTTTTAGCTAAACAGAAAGCATTACAAAAGCAGCTAGAGGAAGCTACTAACCCACAAGAAAAGGTTGAGGCTTTGCCTGATTATGATTTTCAAGCAAAAGAGCTTGAATACCAACAACACATTCTTAATGGAGAAGGGGAAAAAGCAGCTGTGCTTCGTTCTGAAATTCGTGAGCAAGAGCGTCAAACTATGCTCTATGAAGTACAACAACAACTGGGCCAGACTGTACAACAAAGTACAGAAGCAGCTGCTCTACAAGCGAAAGCATTAGAGCTTCAAGCTGAGTACCCTGTACTAGATGAAAACCACGCATCTTATGATGAGGTAAAAGCCCAAGAAGTTATGGATTTACGAGATGCTTATATGATACAGGGTTTCCAAGCAGCTGATGCTTTACAGAAGGCAACAAACCTTTTAATGCCGGCTAAAGAGGTAGAATCAGCACCTAGTTCTGCTCCAGATCCTGTTATAAAAAAAGCACAGGAGAAGAAAAAAGCAGCCAATGTTGATAAAAAAATTAAGGCAGCTGAATCTCAACCACCGGAGATGAAAGGTAAAAACAAAGTGGATAAAAAAATAGATATTGATTTACTTTCTACAGATGAATTTGATGCTTTGCCAGAAGAGACGCTTAGAAGAATGCGTGGCGATTTTGGTTAAAGTATGTTATAAAATAAAAAGTTTCGCTTGTTAGAGCGATATCTAACCTGGGTCGTTCCAGTAAAAAATCGTACTTTCGCCAGCTAAGGCGTAAAGCTAGTCGGGTTCGTAGCCCGTTAAAATAAACGAGAGCGTCACCCCAACGATAAAGGGTATACGGATAAATAGTCGCTCCAATAAGTCGACTGGTTAATAATTTTAATTAATGGAGACATTATTATGGCAAATACAAACTTTGCCGCGTTGACCAGCGAACAATTGACAATCTGGTCACGCGATTTCTGGCGTGTAGCTCGAAATATGTCATTCATTAACCAATTCGCGGGTAGTGGATCTAACGCAATGGTTCAGAGAATATCTGAACTGACCCAATCAGAAAAGGGAGCTAGAGCGGTATTAACACTTTTAGCTGACATGACTGGTGACGGTATTGTTGGAGATAACACTCTCGAAGGTAATGAAGAAGCATTAAGAGCTTACGACATCGTAGTACAACTTGATCAATTAAGATTTGCTAATAGACTATCTGGTAGATTAGCTGATCAAAAATCAGTTGTGAACTTTAGGGAACATTCTAGAGATGCCCTTGCTTACGCAATGGCTGATAGGATTGACCAATTAGCATTTTTATCCTTAAGTGGTATAGCTTACACACAAAAGAATAATGGTGCATTAAGGTCTGTCATGACTTCAGGACAGAATCTTGGTGACCTAGCATTCTCTGGTGATGTATCTGCTCCTACGTCTAATAGACATAGAAGATGGGATGCTTCAAGCGGCCTAGTGGCTGGTGATGTTACTGCGGTAGCAGCAGCTGACACTATTAGCTATAAAACTCTTGTTGATCTTAAAGCGTATGCTAAAGATCAATACATGAGAGGTATAAGAAGCGCAGGTAATGATGAGATGTTCCATCTTTTCATTACTCCACAAGTAATGGCTGACCTTAAACTAGATTCAGATTTCTTAGCTAACGTAAGAAATGCTGGAGTCAGAGGACCAAGCAACAGCTTGTTCGCTGGTTCTTCTAGCTTAATGGTTGATGGGATTATGGTCCATGAGTTCAGACATGTATTTAATACATCTGGCGCTACGACTGGAACCTCATCAAACGCTGGTTCAGCCGGATACAAATGGGGTGCTGACGCTGATATTAATGGTTCTGCATGTTTATTCTGCGGGGCTCAAGCATTAGCGATGGCCGATATTGGTATTCCAGAAATAGTTGAAGATACTTTCGACTATGGCAACCAGAACGGTATTTCAATTGGTAAGATATTTGGTCTTAAGAAGCCAGTCTTTAACAGTGACCACTCAGGTCAAAATGAAGACTTCGGTGTTATAAGATTAGATGTAGCATACTAATTGTGTTATATTTTATAGGTGGTCTTTCGGGGCCACCTATAATTAAAAAATTTTAGGAGAAAATTATGATAATAGTTGCAGATGAAGATAAATACATATCTACCACTTGGGGTACATCCATTCGATTAGAGAAAGGGGTACCTAAAGAAGTTGGTAATGACGTAGGTCTTATTGCGTTGCAGCAAGGGTGTACAGAAGTTAAAGGGATAAAAGAAACCCCAATTAAAGAAGAAGTACTAGTAGAAGAAGCACCAGTGGAAGAAGTTCCAGTGGAAGAAGCTTCAATAGATTTTGATAGCATGACTAAAATACAACTAGAAGAATATGGTCGTACTATTGGGATAGAGCTTGATAGACGCAAAAAGAAAGCAGCTTTAATTGAAGAGTTAAAAGCAGCGGAGTAATAAACTATGGCAGGGACACTAACAGGCGCTAACCTTATTAGTAGGATACAAGATACACTACAAGATACTACAGGGGTTAGATGGGTAGAGGCTGAATTGCTTCGGTATATTAATGATGCCCAAAGAGAAATTGTTAATTTTAAACCAGATGCCACGGCAACTACTGCTAATATGGCCCTCGTCGTTGGTACTAAACAGTCGTTACCTACGGGCGGACTTAGGCTTATTAAAATCACAAGAAATATGTCTGATGCTTCTGGTGGTGCTACGGGTAAAAGAGCAATTAGAATTGTTGATAGGGACATTTTAGATTCACAAGAACCTAATTGGCATGATCCAACTGTTTCAGGAGATGCGGCACATACTACTACAGTAAAACACTACGTTTTTGATGAAGATGACCCTAGGTCATTCTATGTCTATCCTGGAGCGTCTAGTACAAGTACTTTTGTAGAAATTGTTTATTCTGCGGCCCCTTCAGATTTAGGTAGTACTAGTGCGACTATTGCAGTAGATGATATTTATGGTAACGCAATTGTAGATTTTGTATTGTATAAATGTTACATGAAAGATGCTGAATTTGCGGGCAATGCCCAGAGAGCTAATCAGCATTATAGTCTATTTGCATCAAGCCTTGGACAAGGTGCAATGGCGCAGGAGCTTTTAAGCCCTAACCAAGATCGTGCACAAGCGATGCCAGTTCCTCCTCAAATGGTGCAAGGTGGGCAGTAGGGCATGGCTAGTTATTCTTCTTTAATAAAAGAAGTTTTACCGTATGTTCCTGGGTGTCCTGATACTCTTATAGAGAACAACATAAGGGCAGCTACTATAGATTTTTGTGAGCGTTCTAAAGCTTACAAATATGATCTAGACCCTCTTAGTACCACGTCAGGGGTTTATGAATACGATTTTGACCAACCGGTGGGGACAGAGGTCCATCAAATACTTCATATGATCTATGATGGCAAAGATATGGACCCTATCAGCCCTCGTAGTTTAGAACTTAACTACCCAGATTGGAGGGATAGAACTGGACAGCCTTATGTATATTTACAAAAAACTGCTAATACTTTTTGGGTTGTACCGATACCAAGTGCAAGTAAAACAAATGCTTTAATACTAAGTGTAGCCTTAAGGCCTACAAGAACTTCTAGTAATATTGATACTGAATTTTCGAATACTTATAGAGATGGGATAATTTATGGTACTTTGTATCGCCTTTTAAGGATGCCCGGTAGAGAATGGACAGATGTACAAGCAGCCCGAGAGTACTTAATGCAGTTTAATATGGAAGTGGAGCAAGCTGGATTACGAGCTAGGGGTGGCGATCTTGGAGTTAAAAGAACAGTTAAATATAAAGGAATTGGATTACCCAGGAGGAGGTATGGAAAGTATGGAAAGGAAATTGACTACTGATGCTTTACAGTTTACAGATATACGGACATGTTGGGAGGATATAAAACCTTGTATAGTATCAATATTAGAAGCAGATCCTTTTTTATCTTACCGACCTGAAGATGTTTACAGTGAGTGTGTGAATGAAAAAGCTTTTCTTTATACTTCAAAGGATGGTTTTGTTGTTCTTTCATTGGAAGAAGAAGAATACTCAAAAGAAAAGACATTATTAGTATGGTTGGGGTATACTTATAAAAAAGGAGGCCACCTTTGGGAGGCCCATAAAGAATGGTTTGATGACCTTGCTCGGAGTGTAGGGTGTACCTATATCGGGGCCAGGTCAAGAGTAAAAGAATTAAGTTCTTATTTTCTACAAAGAGGGTGGGAACTGGAGACAAAAGTATTTAGAAAAAAAGTGGAGTAATAAATGTCAGGATCAAAACCAAAGAAACCAAAAGCAACGCAGCTTGAGCTGGACATGCTGAGAATGGGTACAGATAGGATTGCTAGTACAAAATCTTGGGCAGACCCAATGGCGAAAGAGGCAGCAGAGGAAGCGGCTACTGTTCGAAGGGACAAACAAGCAACTGGCATAATAAGCACAGATGTGGAACAAGCCCTAAAAGGTGGGGGAACCCTCGACCCAGGTGCGCCAGGTTCTTTTTACGCAAATACTAGAAATATACAAAGAACAGGGGAATCCACTATCGGTTCCGTGAATGCTTTAGTAGAGGGATTAAAACAAGGGAACAGAGCAAGAATTGGACAGCTTCTTGGCCCTATGGGGTATGCTATGGGTATAGCTAATTTAGGAATTAAAGGTTTGTCCATGGGCACAAAACTTGCTACTTCTGACCTGTTAACGAAGTATGATGCGAAGAACCAAAAAGCACTCGATTGGATGAATTTATTTGGTGATGTTCTTAAGACACAAGGTAAACTGGAAGCAGATAGATAATAATGGCTAGAATATACGACACCGGCGCAGATGATACTTTGGCAGCTTTTTCTAGAGCAGATTATAGCTTTCTACAACAAGATATGGGATGGTTACAAGACCTTCTTCAGAGTCTGACAAAAGATGATAGCATTATAAAAGAGGCAAAAAAACTAGCCCCTATGGAGGCTAAAAAAAGGCAGGAGATCCAAAGAAGAAACCTTGAAAGAACTGGAGGCACAGCAGGCCTTAGCAGGGCTCAGCTGCAGGAACAAGCAAGAATTGGTAAGTTAGGGGCTAATTTAGCGACAGTTGGTGGTATAACCCAAGGGCGTCGTGGTCAGGAAGAACTGAATACCCAACTGAGGAATCAGATGCTTGAGTTAGCAGTCCAACAAAAAGCTCAAGGGTACGATATGCTCGGTGGGGCTGCGCAAGCCCTTCAAGCAAGGAAGAATGCTTATGCGC